ATCATCAGAATCTGTGAAAGCATACGTGTTAGCCGTAAGAGAGAAACATAATGCAAATCCGGTGATTAACGATATAAATTTTTTCATCTTGAAGCAGAAATAATAAAGGTAACAGAGCCATCAGCAACCCCTGTACGAGTGAGCTGGATTTTTTTGACGCCACGCATTTTGGAAATTCTTTCGTTAGAGTTGCCAGCAGCCCAAGGAATTACTTTTTTTGATGGAAATTATGGAATTGGTATGGATAGTGGTGATATGGCGTTGTGGGGGGCAACAAGTGCGGGAGTGTCAATAAAAGCTGCTGGATCACTAGGAAGTAGATTTAATGGAGCTTTATTGGCTAGATTTAAGGCTGGAGAAATACTTTTTAATGATGATGCAGGAGATATAGATTTTCGAGTAAAAGGAGACACAGATACTAATTTATTCTTTGTAGATGCTTCCACAGATAGTATAGGAATAGGTGAATCAACACCAACAGCAATATTGCATCTTGATACTGATATTACAACTGGAGTTGATATATTTAAGATTACTGATGGAGGTGCTGCAAGTCTCATATACCGCGATCAAGGAGGGGGATCAGTAAGTACATTAACTACTGTAACGGCAGATTATGTTGCAGGTCTTCAGGTTAGAGGTGTTACTGCGGAGTCATTTACTCTATTGGGGAATGAGGCAAGTACAGCAACAAATCCAACTGTAATACCAAACAGAGATGACATAACATCTGGAATGGGTGGGATATCTGGAGAAGTTTCTTTGATTACTGGAGGAATACAAGCTATAAACATTGATGCAAGTCAGAATATTATAATGGGTACAGGATCCCCAAATAATAGATTAACTGTAGGAGGTGACATGGATATTGTGAATAACAATGGGTTTATTTTAGGGCATCCTAATTTTATCACTTTAAGTAATGGTTTTGGAGGCTCTCAGATACCAGAGTTTCAAATATTAGGAACTGGTGCGCCAGATAGTTCTATGGGTATCTTTAGAACTACAGCGAGTTCAGGTGGTGCAAAATCTATATTCACAAAGAGTAGAAATTCCGCTATTGGAAGTTTTACAATCGTACAGGATGGGGATCAAATAGGAACTATAATTTTCTCAGGTGATGATGGAGTTGATTATCAATCGACTGCCGCAGAAATAGAAGTAATGATTGACGGGACGCCAGGCGTCGGAGATATGCCTGGGAAATTAATATTCAAAACAACAGCAGATGGAGCACAAGCACCAACTATCAGGATGACTATAAAAAGTGATGGTAATACAGGCATAGGAACTGAGACTCCAAGTACAACACTTGAAGTGAATGGAACAGTTTCCTATACACCTTCAGCAACTCAGAATATCACAGCAGCGGGAGGAATCACGGTAACAAATGGAATTATGCGAGTACAAGGCAATGCTGCGCCAATAACAGTGACGGCAACGCCAAATATTGTTGATGGTTTTGATGGACAAATTGTGATAATTCAAGGTGACAATTCTACAAATACACTAGAGCTTCAAGATCAAGCAAATTTAGCAAATTCAGGATTAGAGCTATCAGGAAATATAAATTTTACATTAGAAAAAGGAAGTACACTACAATTAATATATGATGGAGGAGATGATTTATGGTATGAAATTTCTCGTTCTGATAATGTCTAATAATTATAATATTTTAATATTTATTTTATATCTATGAGCAATTTTAAACAAAAAGTTATTGGTTTCTCCATAGCAATTATTGGAATTTTTATTGGGATGTTTACCCTCTATCAAAATAATATTTTCAACATCGTTTTTGCAGTTCAAACAGGAATTGATGGGGATGAAATTATTCCTGGAAATTTGGAAATGAACGGTTCATTTCTTAGTAATTATGTAGTTCTCACTGATATTACCGCTTTTGCAAAATTGAAAATTAACAGTCCTCCTCTGTCTGATTCTTTCAATGGGTGCACAACAGTATTATTGAATTCTGAACCAGATCCTTTAACTCTTGAAACACCTACGAATACGAAGCAGGGGCGAACTTTTACTGTGATGAATTCAAATACTTCAGTGTTTGACGCGACGGTGGAGGGAATCATTGTCCCACCAGGAAAATATCATTCTTTTTTGTGGGACGGTTCTAAATGGATTACAGAAGCCAAATCTGTTGTTGAAGGTGGTTGGACAGATGATGGTGTTACTGTGAGATTGACTACTTCTACTGATACAGTTGGTGTTGGTACAGAATCACCCAATGCCACATTAGATGTCACTGGCACTCCAGGTTCTTCTGTTGGAGGTTTTGCGAGTGGGCAATTTCATGTAACAAGTCCATCAGCAGATGTAAATGCGAACTCTGTTATTACAGGACACAGTTCATTTGGAGGCAATAAGCAACTATGGTATTTAGGTTCAACTTCATCTTCAAATGATAATATTGCATTCATCAATAGACAAAATGCAGATTTGGATTTTTATACGAATAATACAGAGAGGATAAAGATACGAGATAATGGCGATCTTAAATTGGCTGCTTATCCAAATACAAGAGATGATGGAACTCCAATCAATATTTTAGGAACGGATGCTGTTGGAAATTTAATTTCTGGCCCAAATGAAGTCATCCATATTGGAGGAAACTTTATTGACACAACGGATCAAAGTATTGCTGAGGCAAGTACTCCTCAAACTGTAACATTCAGCACAAATTCGTTAATTGATGATGTATCGCATACAACAGGTACAGCTATTTTTACAATTAATACAAATGGAGTCTATAATATAATAGTTGCACCACAACTTGCACAAGGATCGGGTTCAGCAACGGTCGAGTTTTGGTTGAGAAAAAATAGCGTAGATATAGCTAATAGTAATGTACAAGAGACTATATCAGCAAATAGCGAATCATTGCCGATATTAAGATGGAAAGGCAGTTTTTCTGCTACTGATACATTGGAAATAGTTTGGGCATCTAATTCTGTAAATTCAATGCTTGACAATATTACGTCAAGTTATGGTGGTCCAAATATTCCAAGTATAATGCTTGGAATAACACAGGTCGGAAGTTAAGACAAGTTTTTTAATAATCCCAATGCAAAAAGATTGGAAATCAAATGCGGCTCTTCTTGCCTCTGGAATTGTTATAGGGATTGCTCCAGGTGTCCCTCTTTATCTTGATGATCCCGAGATAGTAACAATAATTGAAACATTGCCTCCTGAGATTGTAGAGGTAGTAAGGGAATATAGATATGAAACAAAAGAAGACATGATAGAAAAATATAGAGAATTGATTTCAAAGGTTAAAGCAGGGGAGCATCTAACAATTGGAGGAGGAGAACTTGAAGAATTGTATTATATTTCAGCTTCACGAGCTTTTGAAAAAGGAGAGATAGTTTTGAATGATTTTTCTGGAACTGGTCAGGACTTAGTAGATGCAGTTCTTGATGCTGAATATAATCGATAATTTTCATTCTTTATTCTTTTTTTATGGAAAACTCTAAAAAACCTTGGCAATCAGGCACTATCAATCGTTCTTCTGTCGGTGCTATCGTGAGTACATTTGCTCTCATTCTTTCCTTGTTGGGATATGGTATCCCTACTGAAGAGGTTCGTACTATTACTGAGAGCATTGTTGCAATTGGTGTTCCTCTTGTGACTCTTATTACTTCTGTTGGAGCTATTATTGGAAGAATTCGCGCAAAAGAAACAATCTCATTATGAAAAAACCTAAGAAAATCTCATCAAAGGCGAATAACAATGTTTTGAGCGCTGCGCAATTCAAGGATCTTTGTGAGAAGATAGAAGAGAAGATATGGGAGTCTATTGATGGCTGGAAGGAGAGAATGGAGGAGCACATGAATCCTTCTCCAGAAACAAAAAAACGGCTTAATTCTTTGGAAAATAAGAATGAAACAAAAGAGGATCGTTTTGTGGGATGGAAGGCTTTTGGTGCGATAATTGGTGTAACAGGTAGCGTATTAGGGGTTTCTTTCTTTTTGATATTTTGGATATTACAAACTACTTATTCTGAGGTTAGAACTGTTGCTGATAATCAATCCGAAATGGATGTGAGGATTCAACAAATATTGGGATGGGTTATCCCTCCGGATCTTAGGTATTCCGTCCCGGAAGTTGAAAAAAAAAACTCCAAATTATCCTCTTCTGTGGAGATACCTACTCTTGCGGGGAGATGAATACCTGCGAAGAGGCTATGTTTTTCTTTGAAGAGTGTGGAGATAAAAGGTTAGATGGTGATGGGGATGGAGTGCCTTGTGAAAATTTATGTAAATAATTTATGCGAAAAATAACAAAAGGTGTAATTCACCACACGGCAGGGGCAATGCTGCCACTCAAAAAAGTATTAAAAGGAATCAATGAAAATCATAAGGCACGACTCCATACTGGAAGATGGGGCAGGACTGGCAAGAATGGAAAAGGCTATCATATAGCTTACCATTACATTGTGGATTTAGAAGGAAATTCAAAAAACACACGACCTGAAGAAGAGATCGGATACCATTCAGGAAAATGGTTTTTGAATGATAAGAGTATTTCGATTGCTCTTGCTGGTAACTTCTCAATCCAAAACCTTGGAAAAGATCAATCGAACGAATTAAAGCGTCTAGTTTCGGCTGTTTCTGCCCGCCATGCACTCAAAAGAGAAGACTGGATATTTCATAAAGACGTAAAAGCCACTCAATGTCCGGGAAATAATTTGAATAAAAAAGAAATATTCGACTTCATTTTTGAAGAAAAAGAAATTTCTGAATGGGCAGAAGAGTCAGTGGAAAAAGCTATTGCTCGTGGAATAGCTACAAAGTGGGAAAATCCTCAAGAAATAGTTGGCAGCAAAACTCTTGGGTATATTTTGAAAAACCTTGGATTGATTTCCAAAGTTTCTAAAACAGGAGTAACGAAAGAGCAGGTCATTGTTGCTGCTGATCGGGCAGGGTTACTAGACTAAGAAATTCTCTAATAAAAATATCAGTTCGTAAATAAGTCCAACATTTCATCTCTCCTACTTTTTAATTCCTCAAGGAGTTCTTTTGCTTCAGGAATATGTTGCATTTCATCTATCATTTTTTGAGTAATTATTAAGCTGTTTAGCTGTAATCCATTTCTTCTTATTTCAAGGTCTAAATTGTCCATATATGTGAATAAATAAGTGATTAAAAACTTGAAGAGGGAGGCGGGGAATTCCCGAGATTTCGCTATTGGGCACTCCCTCTTGAAGCCTTTAATGTGAAGTCTCTAGGTTCTCAATAAGTTTTATTATAACGTAAATAGCATTATCCTGATTGATGTATTTTTGACCTATCACGGTTTTGGGAACTGAGTGAGGGTCAACAGAATGCTTTAAGATTAGATTTATAGCCCATTGTCTCGGATCTTCTTGAAGGGAGACGAATTTCTTGGATTGTTTATACTTCATATCGTAAAAATAAAAGGGTAAATGAAGGCGTTTTTCTAAACATGGTCTTTTCCCATGTTTGGATCTAAGGCGAAGGGTATTTCATTTGCAATGCAATCGGGATTCAATAATTTTGCCTCTACAGCATCTTGCGCTATCTTATATCCCATTTGCTCTGCTTCTTCGCGACTATTTGCTTCAACTCGTCTTTCAATCCATTGTGCGAAATAAATATCTAATTTGTATTTCTTCATATCTAAAAAATAAAATTGTAAAAGTTATTCAAATACTTTAGTAGGAATATTTAAAGAATTATCACATTCACTCGTAGCTTTTGATCTTATCTCCTCAGTGACTTCTTTGCGGTAAGTGGGTAAAACATGTTTTTTCAAGATATTTCATTCCGTCTTGTGCTTCGCATGCCCATTCATAAACAGGTTCCTGCGGAACACCTCCTCCAATTCCAGAATCTCCGGGGTATGAATTTATACAATTCCTTTCGAAATCCTTCAAAATTCTCTCTTCTGGTGTCTTTTCATAGAAAGCAGTAATTTTCATGGTTATTAAAGTTTAATGGCTGAAAGTTTAATAGCGAAGATCACTATTAAAAGTTAGGGGGAGGAGTTATTTTCCAACCTGTACTATTTTCATTCTATGATCCCTACAATACTCAATAAGAGACATTACAGGAAAAATTGGAGAATCTTTTTCTTCCATACAATTCTTACAAGCAGGAAAATATGGATTCAATCCACCACCACAAGGTGCAACGATAGCACCAACAGCATATTTATTTTTGCAAAACTTACATTTAAGCCATGTGGATTGTTTTTTCATTTGTTAAGAATTAAATCGTATAAAAATTGTATTGTTGGGAGACTTTGATCTTTTACGAGAGGTTTTGACAAGTCTATATCTACCTCCTGTTTTCCTTTCTCTGCCTCGTAAAGAAGTGTTTTTCTTATCTTCAATGTGGCAGAAATTCCTTTTCCCATTACTCCACATGACTCCAAATGCCAATCAAAATTCTCCTTCTCCATCCACCACAAAACTCTTGTGAGGCCGGGAGGTGTGCCAAGAATTTTCCATCCTTTTGTTTCACAATCCTCCATTATATATTCGCATGAATCTCTCCCAAAATAATACATTCTCTCCGATTCGTCACAGCCATCATATTCTTCAATGTAGACAATTCGATCCTTTTTCTGTTTCTTATATTTTATTTCACACCCTTCCTTCAGATCCTTATCTGCAATCTTCTCTATGATTTCATTGGTCATTTCTTTCAATCTAGCTTTGGCTTTGAGCATTCGGTCTTTGATAGGTTTTTTCATTGGTCGGTGGGAAAAGGATGGCATTTATGGCAACAATCACATACAGGAAGATCAGTTATTAGAGTTCCATTTATCACTCTGGTTTTATGACAATTAGGACAATCTTCTGTTTCAAGAGGTGAGGTTTTGTATTTGAATTCTTTAGATGCAATAGTGTATTTACTCATTGGTCGGTGGGATAAAGTTTTAAAAAAACATTCTTAATATCCATTCGCAAAGATTCGTGTTGTATCCAACTAAACTCATATTTTTTAAGTAATTCAATAATAAACCTCTCTACTGCTTGTTTTTCAGTCTTTTGAAGAGACTCTTTCAATAGCACTTCAAATGGTGCCCATGGAACAACATCCATCACAGTATTCTTATCATCTGAAACTGCAATGTATTCCTTTCCGTGCTGAGAGACCTTATAAATTCTTTTGAACTTATTTATTATCTCTGAATTGTTTTCTTCTTGTGGCATTGTTAGGAAGATAAAAGTAAAAATTTAGGGTTTTCTTCAAAGTGCTCATAGAACGTTTTTCCATTAGCATCTACTGCATAAGGAAGGAATACTTGTTGAGTTTTTACCATCTGAGTTTCGACAATTGCTAATTGTGCCTCGACCCAATCTTTTACAATTCTCCATGCCACTTTCAATGCTTGATCCTTATTTTTTAATCCTCTAGGGACTTTTATATCTTCCTCTAAAACATTCAGAACAGGTCGCCAATCACAAGGAAGTCGAAAACTTACATCATTTTTTTCAAGAGGTATTTTAAAACTTAATGCTTCAATCAATCCTGTATCATCATAATCACAAAGAATAGAACTAGCTCCATGACATGCCAACATTTTCTGAATTTATCCCACCGTTTTATCAGCAGAAATCTTTGTGGTGTAATTTAGAAGTGGCATTGTTAGGGGGTTACATTAAGAAAAATCTTCTAATAATTCATCAAGATAAAATAAATATTGTACTTTATCAGGAGGATTCTTTTTATGTGCAAATTGCGATAATTCCTCGATAATACTTTCTCTTTCCTCCTCCATCTCCTTCTGGTGCTTATCCTCTAGTTCTTTCTTCGCTTTTTTATAACCTTTCTGAAAACCAGAAGTGAATCCAATCTTATAAGCATCTGAGGTTACATCTTGTTCTTCGAGTTCTTTCTTTTGCTGGGAGAGGGCTTTTTCTACTAAATCTTCAATCATCTCTTTCATTGCTACCATGTCAACAGAACATTGATTCACGAATTCTTCTATTTTCTCTCTCCATTTTGCCGTTGGCAACGTATAACCATGATCGGAATTACTTAGGTCAATTTCTGCGACTACCTTTGCTTTTCCATTTTCAAGCATTTTATCCTTCTCTTCGTCGGTGCAATCTTCAGCCTGTGGTGGTGTAGGTGTTTTCATTTTAATAAGTTTAAAAGTTTATCAATTGTTTCATCGCTTTGATCGTCATCCGCACATTCTTGACCGTTTTCTTTGGTGAGTTTCCATTTGATTAGGAGATTGGTTCTCTCTACGCCACCATGATCATATGTTTTATAAGGAATTACCACACATCTTGCAATGGTGTCGTACAATATCTGCTCATTAAGTATATTAGTCAACGCCTGCATAACTCTTCCTATGGTGATAGGAAAGCCGAGTAAATTTTCTTTTCCTTCTGTAATTATCCCATCTTTCGTTGAAACAATCTTATTCTTCTTGATTAAACACTTTTGTTTGTTAGCATAAAATTCTTTCTTAATAGCCTGTTCATAAGGAAGCCCATGCATTGCTTCAATGACTGCTTTTTTGAATTTTTCTCGTGTTTTCATTTTAGGGATGATAAAAGTTCTAAAACATCGGAACACTCTAGCCTCCTTTGATTTGAAACTAATGCCTCTACCTCTTCGTCATGTTTTGAAAAGGAATGCATTCTCTCAGTGTGATATTTTTTTCTCTTTATAATTTCCTTGCGAGCAGCATCAATCACCTCTTTTCGGTAAAATGGAAGATTTTTTCTGATGATTCTCTCCAAATCTACAAATAATACACCTTCTATATACCTTACATAATTTCTAATGTCCTCCAAAAGCCTTTCTTCTGCCAATGATGTTTTTATTACTTTAGGAGATTCTACATAATATTCCTGCCAGGCTCTTGACCTCATTACAGAATTGAAAAAATTCTCCTTAGTGTGTCCATTGAGTCGAGTAAATATTGAAGCACTTGCTTTGTTCGTATACCTATCCCAAAACTCAATTATGGATTCACTAAATTCTATAAAAACAATACCCATTGATTCTCCTTGCTTCTTCACTAGCTCTTCTGCCGAAGGTGTTTTGTTGTTCTTCATAAATATTTAATAAATAGGTGTAAGTTTCACATGCCAATTTTTATGACATTTTGGACATAGCCATATTACTTCAAGTGGCTTATTATAATCACAATGATGAGCGTGAACTTTCCCTTCCTTTTCACAATATTCACAAGTATTAGGTCTTTTTATTTCCCCTTTTTTTATCTGCCGTTTTACTAAATATTGTGCTTTTGACATTTTTGGATTCTCTTTATAATAACGTAATCTCTTTTTTATTATTTCTTCTTGATTATTCTCATAATATCTTCGCCTTCTTTGTAAACATTCCCCACGATTATCTTGATAATATTTCTGTTTATATGCCCTAAAATTCTCTCTGTTTTTACGATAATGTTCTCTTGCATTCTTGTTCTCACAATCCCTACAAAGAGTTTGCAGTAAGTGACTCCTTTTCCCACTCATATGCCTAAACATATTGAGGTCTTTAACTATCTTACAAAAGGTACAAACTTTTTCTTTCACTTCTGTCATGAGGTTTTGGGGTTAAATTTATTTTTAACAACTTTCTTCGGCTTCAAAACCATATCAATCAACTTCAAAGCGTGCTCAGCAAAGAAATTATTCTCCGGCGTGTCACCTTCTTTTATTTGCCAAAACCATTGCTCTGAATAGTTATGTAACCCTTTTTCATAAAATGGTATTCCTGAACAAACTTTCTCCATTCCTCCGTCTACATTTGCTAGTGTTCCTATTAAGCAAGCACATTTTCCTTCGTATTGTGTCCCGTCTATTCTTCCTTCAATTATAGCTTTTCTTAATCCTTTAAGTTCCTTTTTTAGGTTTTGAAAAATAAATAACATATCCCTGCTACATTGATTTATATATGAGTCGGGTATGTTTTTTGCTCCTTCGAGGTATGCTCCTCTGAGGTCTGCTCCTTTTTTTGTAGCCTGTTGCAGCAAGTCTAATATTGAATCTGCTTTTGATTCAAAAAGTAAGTCACCAAAAATTGTTTTGATTTGTAGTTTTTTCATAATGAAATAAATAAAATTATAAACTTCTAATTTTCTCCTTATAATATTCTAAAACTACTTCATCTCTTTGATCCCATTTCTTGCCTTTGATCTTTCCTTTCTTGTATTGCTTTATTTGGTTTTTCTTTCTTGTAAGGTTGTCAAATCCTTCTTCTCCTAATTTCTCAATCATAAATTTCTTATACTTCCTTGGCGCATTGCAATCTTTACATTCACCTTTCTCTTCTTCGTACTCTTGATGCTTCATCATTGAGAAGGAGTCAGCATTATCTTCGTCATATCTCACGCTTTTGTTTACTCTTCCGAAATAGTGTGAACAATGAAGTCCTTGAGAACTCGTAAAAGATGGGTTGTTCAATTTATCAAAAAGCTTTTTGTTTAATTTCTCCAATTCCTTAGGAGGTCTATACCTCTTTCCAGTAAGCACACAAGTAAAGTTTTCTTTCGCTCTAATGTAGAGTGAGAATATATCGTCATACTTGTCTCGTTTTATTCCTCCAATCATTTCTAATAGGTAAAATTAGGAAAATATACTTATACAGGAGTCTATCGCTGCATTGAATCCTTCATCGAACTGCTTATTAGGATGTGTTGGATAGTCCTTTCTCTCTCTTATCTTCCCCTTCAATTCCTCCATTTCCTTCTTGTGTTTCTCCTCTTGGGCTTGGAGGGCTTCCTTCATTTCTTCTTCAAATAAATCAATTAATTCCTCTGGTACAAATCCAACTGTAGTTTTATCTTGCAGAATAGGAAATCTAGATGCTTGCATCCTATGTCCACGCTCTTCCTTTGAACAATTCTCTAATTCTTTTATATATGTATCTGTACCTAGTTTTGCATTCCTGGCAATATTTCCTAATTTCTTTTCTAATCCCTCTCTCCATTTTGCCGTTGGCAACGTATAACCATGATCGGAATTACTTAGGTCAATTTCTGCGACTACCTTTGGATATTCTGCCGTTGGTTCTTTAGTAATAACCAAAGGAGTTTCTTTCTTCAATTTTTCAAAACATTTCTCACAATAACATTTCTCCGCTGATTGTAACTCAAGGTCGGTCATAACATTAAAATTAAAGGGTGTTATCGCTCTCTGGTGAAGTTTTTACACTTTCGCCTGATTCCTATCGTCTAGAAACTTTTTAATGTGTGACAGTCCAATTCTCATTGAATTTCTTGTCTTAATTTCTCCAGTGCCTTTGTAATTTGAAGAGCTTTTCTTCATTTCATAGAAACCAAGCTCTCCTTTTTCAATTAAATTTCTAATTGAATGAGCAGAATATCCGAGCAGTTTTTTGTCTGCTACTTCTCGAATGGTGTATAAAATATCTTCTGATTGAGTCATGTGAATTGTGTAAAAATGTAATTAAATGATACTTATTTCTTGAGATTAGTCAATAGAACTTTTCCAAAACTTAGATTTCTTCAAGTAGTGTTTTCTTCTTTCTTTGTCCCATCATTCCATTCTTGAAAGGTTGGAAAGTCTATCGGCATATTTCAACATTATTCCTCTTTCGGTTTTGAGTCGTGGTAAATAATACCCCTTGTGATCCTTCTTGCCTTCATGCGTTACTTCCATTACTAGTCTTGTAATGTCCTCACCAAACTCCTTCAAGAGTTCCTCCTTGGTTGTATGGGTATCTTCTATGGTATCGTGTAAATATGCTGCTGCTATTATATTCTCATCGTTTGTCACTTGTTTGAGTATTGATACTACTTGCAATATATGAGTATTGAAATACTTTTTATTGCAATCATCGGGCATTGTTCCGTGTTTTTTATAAGCAAAGAGGTATGCTTTCTTTTCTAAGTCTTTCATAATGAAATAATAAATATAAAACCTCCTATTATAATTGCTGATAATGAGCCGATAATAGCAGTGGAAAAGTAGAGTTTCATCTGAGTGAGATTGTATTTATTTCAGGATTTTCCCATTTGTTTCCAATTATCTCGATATTATCGTATACACCTTTTGTTGCTTCCCATTCACCATCTCCAATAGAAGCAATAATATCAAATGTATCAATTGATACGTCAGGAATAAGAACAGGGGAATGATTAGCTTCTGAGTTTGTATGAATGATTATATCCCCAGAAGCCATCTCTTTTCCCTTTCTATCCTTTTTCCATATATACATCATTACCTTGACGTAATTCTCAGAGTAGTCGTCATGGGAAGCAGCTAGATGCTCTATTGTAATATCTTTGATAGTATATGGATCAGTTTCTACAAGCCTGGCTTCTATCCCTCCATTCCATACAAGTTTTACGTATGGGTACATTTTCCCAATCCTAGTATCAAAAGCACGAAATCTAAAGTCATTCATATAAAAAGTAAAAATTATTTCCAACCTCTGGCTTGATTCATGAGCTCTTGAATACTCGGGAAAGGTTCATGTACGCCTGTCACTTCTGCCAAGTGTCTATTGAGAGTTTCAAAAACAATGTCAATTTCTTTTGTATCAAGATCTGTAGTGCTCTCTTTATTCAATTGTGCTTTTTGGATTGGTCGCCATAAATGTTCTTTTACGTTCTCAGGTGTCCAAGGAATGTATACGTCTTGCTTTAGAGTTCTTCTCATGTCCCAACCCGCCTCATTCAATGCTATTGCCAATAGTTCAAAATATTTATGCAATGCTGAATTTTGTCTTAGTGTTCTTTTGTTTTTCACTTTCTTTATTGTCACCTCTACAATGCCTTCTTGATCAAGAGCGTAAATAATAGCGTCATTCAGAAATGGTGCGTTGCCGTTTTTTATTTCTCCTGAGAATTTCTTCATTTTTTGTTAAAATAAGTTCTTGATATTTCATGGAAGTAATTATCTTCACATACAGCCTCAATAATTCCTCCTTCTGCTATTTTTATTAAAGCAATTTTCTTGTCATCGCATCGCAAGGTTTCTCTGATTTTCTCAATACTTAATTTTTTCTGTATATCTGAATATCCATAATAAATTTCTCCTGTTTCAATAAACATTTTTTTTTGGAGCGTATTCCCATCTTCATCCATTCCAAATTTTCCAAGAAATATTGATTTTTCATTCTCAATAATAGAAGGGGTTGCAATAATATTGACAGCACAATTAGGATTGTCTTTTATTATTATAATTGGATCGTCATAATATAAAATAATTAGACATGCTACCTGAAGAATTAATAATAAAATTGAAAATGGAATATACAAATTTTTCATTTCAGCTTTTGTAAAATTATTTTAATCATTAAAAATTTTATCTATAATTTTAAAGATATACTGATTTTTTAGTTTTTTTCCATCTACTTTGTGAAGTGCCTTAATCAGCGCTGAGAAGTAAGCTATATCCACTCCTTCAAGCTGCTCTTCTAGCACTTGCATATCTGTAAGATCTAGCTGTGAAACATGAAAAGCCATCTTTAAGTATTGTCCTGCGGATATTTTCCAACCGCGCTTGATAAACTTCTTAGACCTTATGATTGAGCAGATAGGGTATTTTGAACCTGTATACAGCAAATCCTTAGTAAGCAGTGATTCCATCGCCTCTCTACGAAGATTGAGCGTATTGGTGCTGAAATCGTAAGAGCATGTTGCATGTATATAATCATAGTTTTTATGTACCTCATCAACCTCACCCCAAAACCTCACGACAATTTGCAAATCATCTTGTAATGTGATCGAATTTCCTGAGAAAAATAGTGGTAAAAATTTACCATCATTTACTCTCTCATTTACAGTTTCAAAACCACCTGCGCCATTAGTCCAAAACTTGAGACGGTCACCATCAAGGTTCGATATAGCAAGATGTAATCCTTCGCCATTAAATTCTTCTTCATCATGATTATCAGCGCCATCAAGTAGCAACACTTCTGAAAAGTCTTTAGCGTAGTATTCACATACAATTTTAAGGTCTTTTTTGTTCTTAAAATAAACATCAAAATCATTTACATCTTCACCTAGAAGCATTGACGCAATACTTCCACCTGTAATTATTGCGCTGTGTCTAATAGCTTTTTTCACCTTAGCATCGTCAACTGACTCCACCCAATCTTTCAACTTATTCTCGCAAATTGATCTGATCGTTTTCTTTTTCATAATTATAAAATAAAAGTATTAAAAATTAAACATATTTCTTTTTTCAATTGGTTACATCTGAAGTAGAAAGCCATGTATTCTTTCCACAAGAACACTTCAAAACATAATTCTTTTCTCCTTGTCCGAAGTCCTTTGGAGCTTTCAGCTTTTCTGGTGTTCCAGTGCTACTGCATGAATAGCATATGGCTGACACACTCCCTTGCTGTGGAGTCTCTTGAGATACTGAGGCGTCATATGTAACCTTTGACTCATTTTTATCATTTTCTGGATCATCTCCTGTAGGAACTAAAAACTGAGAAGTGAGTATGTATTTAATCGCTCCAGTGACAGCAGCGTAATAACCTTTGTCATCTCTTGTATGCCCTGATCCTAGAAACTTTCCGGACTTAGACTCACCACTTTCAGTATCAGTAAATGTGTATTCGCATTGTATGAATAAAACACTTCCTAATATTTGAGGATCTGACGTATCGAGAGTGAATAAAATACCATTGTCTGCAAACTCCTTATGGAACACTTCTTTAATTACTTTCTCACTTGCGTATTCATAATTCTGATGGGAGTTTTTTGCATCTTTTTCTATTCTCTCTACACTCTTCATTATTTTGCCAAGCTTTTCGAATAACTTATTTTTTTCCATGACAATAAAATAAAAGGTTGAAAATTAACCGAAAACAACATCTACCATCTCCTTACTTACAACTTCTACACATCCTTTTATAGCCTTCTTGATAGGCTTATACTTCTCGTCCTTACATAGCTCATTCAAATTCTTTTGAGTCACACTAGAAATCGTTAAATATTCGTCATAGTCTAATATCCTAGCAAGCTTTATGGTGTTTATTTCTTTCTTCTCTTTGAACTTAGCAACAAGTGATCCGTATTCTTCTAATTCTTTATCTTTGAACTCCTCCATGATTTGAGATTTCACGTTATTGTATGCGGGGTTTGTGTCTGGCACTGTGTCGAGCATAGCTACTTGCTTTTGAGTTGCTTCTGTAACAACTTTTTGAAGTTCTAAATACTCAGGAGACTTCATAATAGCGTCTCTCTTTTGCTGTGCTTCATTCTTTTCAGCATTCAACTCAATGAGTTGGTTTTCTAGTTCTTTCAACATAAAATATAGGGTTAAGAATAATAAATATTGTTCATGTCTTCATTTTCTTGTGTGAAACGCTCTTGTTCTTCTTGTATTTCTTCTCTCAAGAAGTTTTCTTTTGTGTCGTCCATATTAAGAGAGTTTAGATGATAAGTCTTTCTTTATAGCATTCTTCATAGCATTATTTTGAGCAATTTGCCCATAAGTGAATCCCATAGAGAATATTATTCTTGCCTCGTTAGTATCTTCTCTTTCTGTCTTTTGAATATATTCCTTGTAAGCTTCTTTAACAATGTCATTTGATGTTTTCATGTTATAAAAATAAAATAGTTAAATCTTTTCTAAAAGCAATAATAATCCAACTATCAATAAAAGAACTAATACAATTCCTAATGGAATCAATATAGGACTTAACACCCACCACCACGACCAATCAATCTTCTCTAGAAGCTTTAGTGTTATAAATACTATTGTCAAAAGACCTGTGAATCCTATTCCTGAAGAAGAGCTACTTTTTGTAGACATTATAAAAATAAAATAGTTAAAATTCCTAACATTATAAGCATCCACTCACTAATCTTATAAAATCATTGTATGCTTCTTCTACGGTGAAGTTTTTTGAATTTGACATATTTTAAGAAAATAAAAGTACAGAAATAATAACGGAAATAAAAGCGAAAGTCAACAAGTTTTTACTATTTTAATCAAAGAAAGCTGAAAAAATATAAAAAATACCATTCCAAAATCCTGCTATAACAACTATTGCAAATGCGCCCATTATTATACAAACAATCGCTTCATTTAATATACGCTTCCAACCTCTTCCTACGCTTCTAATTTTAAATTGTGGCAATCCTTGTTTCTCAATTATGCTCAAAGACAAAACGAAGTTGTGAATGTATTTCTGAAATATTCGTATTCTATTCATGTTTTTCAGAAGAAAGATTGTCAGCCTCTTTGCAAAAACGAATTTCTTCATATTTAAGAAAAGAAAAACCTTCAAGTTCTCCGTCTCTTATAACGGGAAGTATGACACAATTCTTGTTGGATAGAATTTTCCTGATAACCTCTTCGGGGATATCAAGAGCAGCTACAGGAATTCTGCCCTCAAGCAAATGTCCGTCTGCCAAGCATAGTATTTTTGATTTCATAATGAAGATAAAAATATAAATTGTAACCTAGAAAGAAGTAAAGGAGCAGTGACCATGCTAGCTGGAACCGTTCCCCTTTACCTCATTCTAAGCTACGATTGGTGTGGGAGTTATTGAAAGTCACTCCAGAAGGAATTCCATTTGAGGTATTCAATATATTCCCTCAAACTCCCACATTTTGATCGTAACCTAGACTGAGACGGGATCGGAGAGAAAGGCGCGCTCCGTCCTTGATACCCTTCTGACCGAGGAGATATGAATCATTCCACCTCAGTCTAAGCTACGATTGCGGGGGGCAGGGATTTGCACCCTACAGAGACCAAATATTCAGCTTTGAGTCCTTATAGCCCGTATATGTTGTCAGGGTACTCCGTTGCCACACGGGATCAACTCTCACACAAGGGAACACCGCAGCTTGGCACTCTACTACTCTGTTCTCAAAATATTTGGCGGCTAGTCATTCTCTGAGTATTTCGATTAAGATCACAGAGTCCTTTGCTTCTCGGCAGCGCAAACTGCCTAGCGTTTACCTATTCCGCCACCCCCGCTATATAAAAGATCAATTCATGTCTCTGATTAAGCGACTAGAAGCGTTGCTCGAAGGCTATGCTTGTGCTTTCTCTCTTTGACGATTTCAACTTAGCAAAAATAAAAAGGAAAGTCAAATGTTTTTTGATAATTAGCGGGTATTAATAGAGGTGGAGTATTCCCACCTCTGAAACTTCGGCTTTCTTATTATGAGTTCAAACACAATCTTTCCTTGTGTTTGGAATAATGGCTTAACTATGCCGTATTATTATTTGATGAACCCCTTGACTATCGCACACTGTTTGGTGTAAGGTGGGGATACATTAACTTCCTGCGAAAATGAGATTCTTTGTTACTACTGGCTACCATACTTCTTCCTAACTCTTCGCAGGGATAGTTTTTGTGTATGGTAGTCAATAGGAGTAAATAATTTTATCCCTGCGAAAAATTTCAATTTCAAAAAGAATTCGTTTCAAGATATTTAAAAGAGATAATTTCACATGTCAATATTGTGGAAGAAAACCACCTGACGTGATACTTGAAGCAGATCACATGGTTTCAAGAAAGGATGGAGGAGGCGATGAAGAAATCAATTTGATTACTTCTTGTTTTGATTGCAATAGAGGAAAGGCTGGTGACAGTGTTGATATATCAAAGACAAAGGGAGAAAAGTTTGAATTAGAAATGAAACAGCTTGAGGAGAAAAAGTCTCAATTGAATGCATATTATAGGTATATAAAAAAGTCAAAGAAATTAAAGAAAAAAGAGATAAAAATATTTCTAGACGCTTGGGAAGAAGCCTCTGATGGAGAGAATTATATTACAAAAAAAGGAGAAAAAGATATTAGGCGTTTATTAGAAAGTAATAGCGCTGAGATGATATTAAAGTCTATAGATATTGCTTGGGATAGATATTATGTTCCTAATGATGAAAAATTTACATATATGTGCGGTGTTTTAAAGCATTTAAGAGAAGACCAAGATGGCTAAGCAGCGAATAATAAATACACGGCTATGGAGTGATTCATTCATACAAGAGCTTAAAACTCATGAGAAACTCCTATTTATATATATACTCACAAATGAGCACACTAACCTTTGTGGCATATATGAGTGTTCTATGAGAACTATTGAATTTGAGACAGGTATAAATAAGAAGGACTTAAAACAGGCTATATACACTCTGCAACAGGCTGGTAAGGTTGTGTTTTTTGATGGGTGGGTACACATAAAAAACTTCTCAAAGTATCAAAATGAAAATCCTTCTATAAAAAAAGGTATTGAAAACGCTAAGGCTGAGATACCCGCATACATACTTGATAAGATACAGGCTGGGCACAAGGTGGGTACAGACTGCATACGTCCTGCGACAACCTTAACTTTAACTAAACCTGAACTTGAACCTGAATCTAAACCTGAACTTATAAAAGAAAAAGTTTTTGGAAAGAGGGAAGGAACTAATTTATTTTTAGATTGTATTTGGCTAACAGAAAAAGAACACGAAAATTTAGCAGTGAAGTATGGAGAAGAAATGAGAGATGAAACTATGGATAACATGAAGATATGGGCTTTTTCAGATAAAAAGTCTCAGAAGAAGTTTCGGGACAAGCTAGATCACAATCTTACTCTTCAGCAGTGGATGAACAGGGAATTAGAAGAAAAGCAGTCCAAAATAGAAGGACACATAAACAAGGCGAAGGCTCAGAAGTTTGTAGCTGAGACAACGCCAAGGAAGAAGTTGGAAATTTTAAAATCTGTTAGATAATTTTTATTCTTTTTTTTATTTTTTATGAAAACAATTCAAATATCAGATGAAGACTTTAAGTTTCTTGAAGAACTCGCAAAAGAGATGCATTCGCAGAACAACAGATCCACTCAATATCCCATGTTTTGTATACAGGAAACAGTTAAAGATCATGTACCTTCTGAATGTGCAGACGGAAAATCAAGGATAGAGGACAGTGATGGAGATTTATGCAAAGAATGCTCAAGTAAGTATGAGGACGATGGAGATATACCTGATGATTGCGATGATTGCGATGATGAATGCTTCTGGCACTGGAGAAAGGAAGATAAGCTATCAGCAGGTGATACATGTACATTCTTTACTGCAAAGGCTTGTGAAGAGCATATAGCATCTAATAATTACCACTATTCAAAACCTGTTTCTTTTGGAGTGTGTGCGTGGAGGAATTACGAGATGCAGAATGTCATGAAATTTATATTGAGTAATTTTGGAAAAAAAGAAATTCCTTCTCAGTACAAATAGAATTGAACTTTAAATTTTATATAACTTACTATGCAACTCCAAAAAAAAATAGCCACGCACATTGTCCGCTTCAGAGACAAGAACAAAGACCCTATTCACGTTACCCTTGAAGTAGCAGGTTCAGTCATGGAAAAAGTAATGAACAAGGAGTTTATTGCATTTGAAGACATGGAAGGAGAGGTGCACGGTGAGCAATGGAGCAATGTGTCCTCAGTTGATCTAATAAAAAAGAAACCAATGAGCTATGAGTATGAAGAGACTAGATATACTCCAGAGCAGATGCAAAAGAGAAGAGAGACGGTAAAGAAGGTCAAGGAACGCATTAAAGCTCTTAACCTCTAAAACAATTTTTATTCTTTGATTTATATACCATGATTGAACAATTTCGAAGAGATATTTATAAAAGATATCTTGAGCTAAAAAAAGAAGGAATAATTTCTTCTGATAAAATATATTCCCAGATACACAGAGAACAGTTAAATGGAATACGGAATAAAAGAATTACGATCACCGGTTTTGAGAAATCAAGTTGGACTCGTGCATTTACTAGGCTAAGAATGGAACAATTGGCGGTAGACAGACTCAGAAAGAAACCGATGTTAGACAAAGAAAACATGGATAGTTTAGAAAAAATAAGAGAAGAACAAGGCATTTAAGAAGGCTCTTATAATTTTAAAGTCGCTTGATAAATGTACAAAAAAGTGTATCATATAGCCATACTTAAAATTTCAATAATAATTCATGCCAGCTCCAAAAGGAAATAAAAATGCCGTAGGCAATAAGGGTGGTGCTCCAACAAAATTCAAACCCGAATATACGAAAGCTATGATTGATTTCTTCGACATCGAACCGTACAAGAAGGAAACAATGGAACAAGTGACCGAATATTACCAAGACGGTACTGTCAGAAGGAAAAGTGAGAAGTTCAAATACATTCCTGAAAAATTTCCTACAATACTCAAATTTGCAAAGAATATCGAAGTCGCATACTTCACTGTAAAAAGGTGGGCTGATAAGGGAATGCACGAAGAAAATGACAAGAAACCTGACCCTGAACTCGTTAAGTTTTGTGAGGCATATAAGCAAGCAAAGGTTATGCAGAAGGAGTTTCTCATCGAAATTGGTCTTTCAGGATCAGCTCCTCCGGCCTCATTTATTTTCACTGCAAAGAACGTGACAGACATGAAGGACTCAAGGGACGTGACCAGTGGAGGTGAGAAGATCAGCGGTATAGTGACAATTGAAGTGCCGCCCAAAAAATAACGTCTGACAGTTTCCACTTGCTATTGTCTGACAAGGTGTGCTATTCTTTGGATATGGGCTCAAAATGTTTAGAAAGATCGGCACGAAGAAAGAAGAGTGGTATTTATCAGAGATACTTTTCTCAAGGGAAACGTGAAAAGAACAAGGAATTAAGAATGGCGAGAGACAAAAGGCTGAAGGCTAAACATAAGAGTAGGAAGAAAGATATATTATTGGGAATGTCTCCTCGATCTCCTTTAAAAGTAAGAGCAAGAATTATAAGAAGGTGTATAAAGTATGCAAATGAGAAACAAATTGAGGAATATAATTTATGGAAAGCCTTATGAAACAAGTAAAACAAAGTGAAGAAGGATTGGCTTATTATGTTTGTATTACTATCGGTGGTGTTATAGGATTCTCTGTTTTTTGGTATATTTTCCCTATTCTAGTCCTTATTATCTATGAAAACAGTTAAACAACGAGACTTCCAACGGGGATTTAGGCATTATCGCGATGAAGATTGTGAGGTCATTGGTGCTGAAGGTGTTGTGGGATATTGGAAGGCAGGAAGTATTGAGAGCGAGAAATGCAAAGAACCGACCAAAAAAGAGGTGGCAGACGAAATAGTGGACCAAGTTGAAAATAAAGGAATCTTAGAAGTAAGAGCCGCTCGAATTTCGAAAATTACGATGAAGGGAGAGTCTTCACAGAATATAAGTATAAATGGATCAAATGACAACGTAGCCCCATGCGATTTCTGCAATATTGAGAAAATGCATTTGTGGTACAAATGGGAAGACGGTGAAGAGTGGAAGATATGCAAGGATTGCCTTGGCGCTAGAGTGCCACCTGGTCACCTTAAAAAGGAATTAATACTTTTGAAACCAGTAGAGATCGAACCACCTCAAGAGATACATCCACTGACAGTTCCATATGATCCTTTTCGTAGGAATCCAACTTCAAAAATGAAAGACTTCAACCCGATGCCAAAACCTAAGAAGAAAAAGAAGAAATAACTTTTATATTTTATTCAATAACATGGACAAGTGGAAAAACAACAACGGAGAATCAAAACGTGAATGCGGTGTCATAACGCCAAGGGCGCCACAGAACACAAAGGAATGGAGAAATAAGAAATTGAAGGATCGTAAAGAGGAGAGACAGAATGAGCGAATAGAAAAGAATTATAAAAAGATGATGAGGGAAAGATTTGAAGAAAAGAGAGATAAAAAGAATCGACCTCTCCATGAACAGATCATGAGAAGAGTGAGAGAATTACAAGAGAAATATGCACAAAGAAAACTGCTTCGATCAAATCCTTGGACGCATTCCTGAAAAGTAATTTTGTTTTTATGAAGAGAAAAGTTGTAAAAGTTTCTAGCACAGGCGAAAATATTTAAGAATGGGTAGACGAAGGATTTGGTAAAGGTGTAGTGGTGATAAATGAAGAGGGCTCAAGGATTTCGAGGAGAAAGTCGGGAAATGGTGCATACCAAGATTTGAGTTTTATAGGAAGTGTAAGAATGGGCGGTAAATATAGTATTCCTGTTTTTCACAAGTAATTTTGTTCTTTATTTGAAAGCTTATGAATAAGAAATTAGAAGAAATAAGCTTGAAAATGACAGAATGTGTAATGAAAGCAGAATGGGACATGAAAGTGTATGACATCATGCGTCAAGGTGGCATGACGTATGAAGAAATAATGATGATGGAAGAAGAAAGTCTTTTACGGAAAAAGACTTTGTAAAAGGAAGACCAGAGATTCATAAAACAGACACAGGATGAGATAGACATGCTTAAGAAGTCGATTTAGTATTTTTATTTACAAGACGATGATTGATATATACAAATTCGGAAATGTGTTTGAATATCGAGGTGTTTCTGATAAATTGGGGAAAGTAAGGGGGTTAGGAGTTTGTGACTCTTTGCAATTCAATGGACAAGATGTTCCTTCGGATGAATTTCAAAAAGAAGCCAAACTCACAGGCTTATCATTTGAAAACTTTGTGGAGATGGCAAGAAAGAAAGATGAGAAAGTTTTGTTAGACGTAATGACAAACTACGTAGGGATACAAATTCGATGGAGAAAGCTTATGAATAGTTTTTCAGTAGACTTTGAACAGGACGACAAGGAGTCTTTTGAAGCCTTTCTCCTCCGAGTAGAAAAAGAAAGAGGATATTTAACCAAATAACACTATGACCAGAGAGATAAAATTCAGAGGCAAACGAATTGATAATGATGAATGGGTGTATGGCTATTTTTATAAGGGGCTGGATACTAATGGTGAAATAATCTCTATTATTAGACATTTCAATGAAGATCATGGTGGACATGAAGATCACTATGTTGATCCAAAGACAGTAGGACAATTTACAGGACTCAATGATAAGAACGGAAAAGAAATTTATGAGGGGGATATTATTCCTGTAACGTATTCAAATTGCCCGAATGGCATGCGCATTTTAGGAGGTGGAGAAAAGCATGAAGATGTGAATAGTGAGGTAGTTATGCAATGTGGAGAATGGAGAATTAAGAGAAAAGACCCTGAAGATGGAAAAGATGTTTATTCGAGTCTTTGGAGTTTGTTAAAGAACAATGATCAAAAAGAAGTAATTGGCAACATCTACGAAACCCCTGACCTTTTACCAAAACAAGATGCAACTAAGAATAGAGCACAGTAGCGTATACACCAAGAACCTAAAAGCAATTGAAGACGGATACAAGATCATAGTCAATGAGGGGAGTTCAAGGTCAACTAAGACATTCTCCATAATGCAAATTTTGATGGTTTTGGGCTACGAATCAAAGAAGAAACTTACTTACACAATTGTGAGAGAGAAAATGACATGGCTGAAGTCTACTCTTCTGAAGGACTTCGAAGAAATATTGAACATGTATAATATACCTGTGAAGCCTGAGATCAATCGAAACAGACCTGATCAGGTGTATGAAGTATTCGGATGCGAGTTCGCTTTCTTTGGGCTTGATTACCCGGAGAAATTCAAAGGAAGAAAGCAAGACGTGTTCTGGATCAATGAAGCAATGGAGAGCAATATAAAAGTATTCGATCAATTAGAAATGCGTACTTCATTGTTTGGTATGCTCGATTATAATCCTTCAGATGACGAACACTGGATATTTGATCGTGTGCTCAAGAGAGATGACGCTATAATGATTCATTCTACATTTAATGATAATCCATTTCTTGAAGAGTCAATTGTCAAGAAAATAAAGTCATACAACCCAAATAATCCTGATAATGTGAGACAAGGAACTTCTGACAAATATATGTGGGAAGTATATGGACTGGGTAAGAGGGCAAGACTCAAAGGACTTGTTTTTGAACGATTTGAAATAGTTGACGCAGTACCTGCGAGTGCTGAGTTTCTTGGACATGGGCTTGATTTTGGATATTCAAACTCTCCTTCGGCATTCGGATCAATGTATGTGGACGGCAAAGACTTATATTTGGAAGAAGGGTTTTATGAAACCGGACTCACGAATCAGGACATTATAGAAAAATTAAAAGAAATGTCTCTCTCGAAATATGAAGAGATCATAGGCGACTCAGCAGAACCGAAATCAATTGAGGAAATATTTCGTGAAGGCTATAACATAAAACCAGCAATGAAAGGCACTGACTCGATCATGTTTGGAATAAATATACTAAAGCAATACAATATCAAGATCACAAAGGAAAGTATCAATGCTATTAGTGAATTCAAAAAATATAAATGGCGAGAAGACAAAAACGGAAAGTCTTTAAATATGCCTATAGACGAATACAACCATTTTATCGATCAGGCAAGATATGTTGCAATGATAAAGCTTGGAAAGGACGGACTGGAAGAATTTCGATCCCAACAGACGGATGGACTTATTACCGCAAACTTGATGGAGCAAGTGTTTTAAATTGACAAAACCTTGATAAAAAAAGAAAATAATAATGCCTGACCTTACTTTTAAATATGCATATGCCAGAGATAGGCGGTACAGGTACAGATGTTTTGGGCGGATTCATAACTTCTGATTATAATACTGATCTCATATTTCCTGCATCGATAGAGATCTTTAATGAAATGAGAAAGTCAGATGCAACAGTTGCTGCTGGTATTTCTTCATGCAAGAATCCAATACTTTCTGCGAATTATGATGTGATACGTGGGAGTGAAGACGAAAGAGACATTGATATTGCGCTATTTGTGCGTCGTGTATTCGGGATAGATGCAGAGGCGTTTTCTCCGCATATGTCATGGAGAGGTTTTTTGCAACACCTCCTTCTGATGTATGATTGGGGATTTATGTATCATGAAAAAGTATTTGGAGTATTTGAAGATAAAATAATTTACAAAAAACTCGCTCCAAGGCTCCCTATTTCGATCACTGGATTCATGACGAATGATGGAAGACCTGGAATTGAACAGATAGCTACAAAAAATCCATTCACAAAAAATGAGCAACACAATAATTATTCTATCCCCTGGGAAAAGCTATTTCATATTGCATATCAACAAGAGGGAGACAATCTAGTGGGAGTTTCCTTATTGCGTCCTGCATATAAGCATTGGTATATGAAGAATAATTTTTACAAGATCCAAGCCGTGGGAATGGAGAGGCATGCTAATGGAATTCCAACAGCTCAAAGAACAGAACAAGGAAAAAGATCTCCGGAAGAGAAAACACAGACTGAGAATACACTTAGAAATATACGATCTAATTCTCAAGGATATATTGATTCTCCTTGGGGTACTGAATTCAAGTTTACTACAGTAGATGGTTCTCTTCCCGATATTAATAAGCCTATAGAGCACCATGATCAGGAAATAGCAATCGCGTTACAAAGCAAATTCCTTTCTACAGGTAGAAGCTTTGGATCATTTGGACAGAGCAAGAATGAGACTGACTTTCTTTTTAATGCACTTAAAGGAAATATTGACTTTATACTTGAGAGGATAAATAGGCATCTTGTTAAGCAGATTGTCGATCTGAATTTCGACAATATAGAAAATTACCCAAAGATAATTGTGTCAAAAATTGGAGAAGTCGATTTGAATGAGTTCTCATTAGCAATAGAGAGACTTTCTAAGTCTGGAATGAGATTCACTGATCAAGAGACTCAAAACATAATCAGGAAAACATTAAATTTGCCTGTTATTGAGGACGAGGATTTTGAAGAACAGGAAGGAGAGGGAGGGGAGGAAGAGGGAATCGAAGATGGCACATCCCATATTGATGAAGAAGAAGAAATCGAAGAAAAGATGAAGAAATCTCTTAAATCTGATTTGACAATAAAGCAGAAAGAGAGAGCATTTGTTGATTCAATAACGAATAATGAAATAAAAATCACCAATCAGTTCAATAAGGTTAATGCTGATTTCGAAAAGACAGAAGATAAATTGAAGAAGTTTATTAGGAATCAGTACAAAAAGGCAAAGACCACAAAGATGGCAGGATCGACGGTATTGCAACAAAGTGGAAATTTCCAGATCATGCTTGACATAAAGAATAAAGCGATTGAGGAATATAAAAAGCTAGGGCAAAAATACAACAAAGACCATGCTGACAAGATTACTAATCAAGCATATGCAAGAGGGCTAAAAACTACTCAGAAGTTAAAAGGAAATACTGCGTGGAGCCAGAGGGGGTACATATTCAATATGGGGAAGGTAATTATAGAGGCTCCTATTAATATTAGTGAGAAGGTAAATGATCATTTTGGTACATTTGCAGTAGCAGCGATAGCACTTAGCCAGGTGGATGACATTGTTGATAGCGCCGTGAATAAGAATAGGTTCCGATTGAGTTATGAGACTTATCCACGATCTGCATACAAACAAGCTATATTCGAAGAAAATCCTGACATTGAGGAATGGAAAATGGTTGTTCCGGAAGGTGTAATCGATCGTTTCAGTGTAGAGCGACCAGAAGGATTTACAATGAAGAATGTATTCATGATCGGGTCAATTTCATTCTGGGCTTCGAGAAGAGACGATGAAAATGCAAATCCTCTCATATTCCCAATTCATCAAAATTCAAAAGATTACTACGTTCCTATCTCAGAAGAAGATAGTGAAGAGCAGCATGCTCTTAGCAAAGAGCAAAGAAAAAAGGTGAATAGCTTGAGTATTCAATATGATAAAATAGGAATGAGTAAAAATAACAAGGATAAAAAGGCAATGTGCTCAGAAATATTAGTACTGCATAATCTTCACAAGACGGGGAAAAGAGAGCCCACACCTGATGCTCAAAAGAAGGCCATATATGAATATGTAAACTTTATTATTGACAAAAAATAAATAGTAAGAAATAATGTAGATACTCACTGTGTTCTCTATGGGAGAGAAAAAAGAAATCCTGACAAGTTTCAGGATTTTTTTGTTTTACATGGAAGCATACGATCGAATATTACTCAAGAAGACACTTCAAACTGATGCCAAATGGCAGGAGATATTGAGAGAAGGTGATTTCTCCAAAGGAAGAGGCGGGGTAAAATTCAAGAAACATAATCTCGATAAAATTGTCGAACATTTTCGTGGTAATATAATTGATTCCGGGATGAAGACTGAGGACGGATTCTCTGAATTGCCGGTGAACTTAGACCATAAAGGAGGAGAAGCAGCAGGATGGATATTTGATCTTAAGGTCGACAAAAACAGCAAAGAAAAAAATTCTCTTTTTGCAAAAATACGTTTCACCTCTCTTGGAAAAGAGAAAGTGGAGGGTGAGTTGTTCCGCGGTTTCAGTGTTGAAGTGCATACACCAGATATGCCTCACTTGAATGTTGAGACAGGGGAAAAAACTCCTTTTGTCCTTGTTGGACTCGCTCTTACCAATGAACCTTTTATTCCGGGAATGAAACCGGTGGAGCTTCATGCTAAGAAAAAACTTTTACATACTTTAACCATTACAAATATGGAAACAGTAAAACTCATGCTTTCTAGTTTGGCAAAGGCAGACAATGTCTCTCGCGCTGAGTTGGAATTGCTCAATACTGCTGTTACAGCTCTCAATGACGACGAAAAAGAAGAAGTCAGTGAAGATGTAAGTGCAGTAGAAACTAAGGTCGAAGAGACCGAAGCCGCTGAAAAAGAGGCTAAAGAAAAAGAAGCCGAAGAAGCCGACGCCGCTAAAAAGGAAGAAGCCTCTAAGGTTGAGAAAGATTCTAAAAATCTTTCAAAAGAAAAACTTTCTCAGGATGCTAAGATTGAAGCTCTTACTAAAGACCTTTCAGTTACTCATTCCGAAATGGACAAACTCAAATCAGAACGCCGAGAAGAAAAGACTCGCCTGTCTGTTACAGCTCTCTATAAAGAAGGGAAGATCGCTGGTGAAAAAATAGTTGACACAACCACTGAAATGCTTATGTCAAAAAAAGAAACCGAT